CAACCAATGAAAGTGATCCAAGTTCATGAAAACAGTGCCGTATTGGCTACTTTAGACAATTACCCACTGAGTAATATTCAAATTGATGATATAGCCCTTATTAAACCGCAATAATCGCGTTATAATACTGTTTTCTATCATCAATAATAGAAAATCAGCCTCTCTATAGCTCAACAGGATAGAGCACCCGCCTCCTAAGCGGATGATCGGGGTTCGAGTCCCTGTAGAGAGACCAGTTAAAACAACAAGTTAAATAATCAACACAATAATAAGACAGCATTCACCTGTAGTTACAACTGTAGTTAATTAAAATTAATTTAACTCACCTAACATCGAAACATTTCTATTTAGAAAAATAAAAACATGGGAGGAGTCGAACTCTGCCATACCATTACAAAACAAAGACTTACATTACACATCCACCTCTTAGTGCGACTATGTACTATAAAGCCCTACCTTACGCGTCTAATGTAATCAATTGGTGGACACTTTTATTATTTGATTCTTAAGAGTTTAAAGTACCTTCAAGTTAGCAATATCCACTGCTGCTGCTGACGTAATATGATCAACTACAGCATTCGCAATAGCTGCAGCAAGTGCTTCTGTCATATCAGTTAATTCAAACTTACCTGCTTTTAACTCTGTTTCAATGGCTGCTTTTAACGTATCTTTATTTAATGACATTGGCTTTTTTCCCTGCAAAAACGGTTGTTGAACCATCTGTATGTGGCGCACCAGTGAATGGACAAATACTTTCACAAGTGATCACCCCTGTTCCACCATTTAATTTTATAGTATCTCCATTTTGAACAATATTTTTAGCCTTGATCACTTGGTCTTTTTCTATGGTAACGGTTTGGTTCCCATTAATGGTTAATGTGTCGTCTTTTTCTATTGTTTGTACTCTGTTTGCTAACACTTTTAATTTATCGTCTAACGTCACAACGGTATTGCGTAAGTTACCAATGGTTGTCACTAATTCGCCAGCGGTGGCAATTTGTATGTTACCCAGAGCACCTAATACGAGATCATCCCCTGCAAGTAAATCAATGGAGCCCAAAGCTTCAATAATTTTTTTACCTACGATATTTTCTAATGAGTGTTCGTTAATGCTGAGTTGATGTTGACCAAATTCACCTTGATAACGATCTGCTTGGTCTATTTTTTCAAACGCGAGTTGACGCTGAGTTTGATCCGTCTGTTGTGTGGTATTACCGCTAGCATCAATACGATGACTGACTTCAGCACGTTGTTGCTGTAGTTGTTCGCCGGGTTCAATGCTAGGTAATGCGTAGTCTTTACCATATACACCGCGAATAATGGGGAGGTCATTGCGGCCGTAAGCAAAAGCAATTTCTACTAGGCTGCCTTCTAACGGGTAAGCAAGTAAACCAGATTCTGGTCCAGACATGTTAACCGGCATTGGAATGGAACGATAAATAGGAACAGCTTCGTCTGCTTGCAAGTTTTCATCAAGTAGTTGGATATCGACAGCATAACGAGGACGAAAGGCGTCGGCGCTTTGACCGTTATCTACGTTGTCTCTGACGGCTTCTACTCGACCAAATTTAGGCAAGTGATTTTGTGTCGCAAATTCAGGGAAGTATTTGAGTATTTCACGCTTTTTTACTGGCACGCTATAAATTTCGGGTTCCCAATAAGCGGTCATTTCATCAGCAATTAAGTCAAGGCGTGTGATCCGCTTTTCTGTTAAATTTTCGTCTTGTATTAAGACGCCAGGACGTAACATAGGAAAAGGTGCAAATGTCATGTTGTCACCATTTTGACGTAACGAAATAACAATGGGTAAGTCAACGACGCGTTGATAAAAACGACTGTCTTGATGACTTCCTACATAAACTTGCTGGTTGCTGTCTTGGAACCAAACAAATTCAGGAATGTTAAAGGCTTTACCGAGTTGCTGCAGACTTTGATAACCACTTCCTTGTGAAGTGAAGTTAGCAATTTGGGTATCGGTGTAGTTTGTATCTTCAGGTAATAAAAAATTTAGCCCTGTTTGCTCTGTAAGTAGGTCCAATACATTGCGTAAGGTTGGGTGCTCTAGACTTATCGGCCAGCGATGACTGAGTATTCCTGCATTTTCTTTTACGGTAATTTTGATATAACCCGTCGCTGCAGGTTGGATCTTTTCAATGTACCCTTCAAAGAATATCTGTGTTTGATGCTCATAACCGATGTCAAAACGAACAGCATGAAACTTTTCGATATCCTGCTCAGGAATGGTAAAGACAGCGACGCCACCCAATGATAATTTTAAACTTACCATATTGGTTTTTAAGCTGACTTCTTCACCGTTAATATAAAGACGTTTTTCTAGTTTCATTGGGCTAAGGTCTCCTCGGCATCTCGAAGCGCTTGTTGTTGACGAGAGTTTTGTACTTGAGTTGCAGCACTTTGCTGTTGACGGCGGTTTTCATCCTGCCCCGCTGTTCCGTTTACTTCTGTCAAGGTAAATGAGATTTCCCAAGCCAGCAGTGAGCTATGCTCAGTGGCTTTCACTGTGCCTGAAAATTTGCCTTCACGAATTCTGAGTTCACGCGCAAGATCATGACCAATACGGTAAACTTGGCGTTGGTTGACATTGTCTTTCGCTGAAGCAAGTTGATATAAGGTGGTTAAAATGTCATTGTTTTTAAAACTGATCATGCCTGCAAAGGTCAGTGTTTTACCTTTGTCTCCTTGCTCTGAGCTATCTGTCCCAGAGGTTTGACCACTCATGTCTTGATCTTTAAGTTCCATATTCATTGCAACAGTCATGTTATCAATGCGTAAAGTGATGGTGTCGCTACCACTCGTTGGGGTGAGGCTAAGCATATGTTTCTCCGGTAATCATTACCTATTCAATTTAATTTAATTTAATTTAGTTTTGTAACTAACGGCGAGCCTAGCCCGCCAACATGTCTTCAAAAAATGTAAGTGGTTGTGAGCTGAGTAAGATGCTCATCACTGTGTATTGATGGTTACTAGGTAATGGAGCTTCATTTAATTCAGTGGCCATGCTCTCGGTGTTGCCACTGAGAGAAAGGCTATACACTTGGTTTGACAATGTCTTTAATGCATTAATCGCGTTGCTGATTTGCGTTAGTTTGTCGCTTCTTTTCGCGGCTAATGCTTGCAGTTTGCCAATGACATTCACTTTGTCATGTGCCAAGGATTCCACGGTGGCTAGCTGACTGCCCTGCTGCGTAAGAAAATTGCGTAGCGGAGCTGCGTGCAGCATCGATGCGGGTGTAAAACGCGGCTGAACGATGGCAGCGGGTTGGAAAAACTTGTCATTATCATGGCTTAACAAAGCGTTGGATTGCCTTGCTATTTGACACCACTCAGGAAAGTCCATAACAGCGGTGATGGCATTTAATGTTTCACAAAATATGTTAAGTTGCGATTCATTTACCATCAAAACCAGCCCATATAAGTTCCCCGTTGGACGGTATTTATCGACTTGGTCACGCAGTTTAGCGACCAAGATATCTTTGGCGGCTTGTGGATTCAGGTAATAGTGCTCATATTGGTCACTTTTTGCTAAATAGGGCGAAGCCGTCATCACTTGCCCCATGGTAAGTAACTCACTGAGTTCGGCACGCAATCCAAGCAGCGCATCGGCATCAGTGGCTAACGGATGACGCTGATAATTCGCCTCTGCTTCAATGGCGGTTAGCCCCGCTAAAGCCGTTTCCATGGTGGACGCGACTTGTGTTGTCAGTGTTTCAGTACGGGTTTGAATGGTTTCTGCGGTACTTGACCACATTAAAGCTGATGCTTGCATATTAATGACCTAAAGGAAGTAAGCAATGGCTGCAGGGATGTCGGGATATAAACTTTTAATATCCAGCGAAGCGTCCGTGTAATCATTGGTGATGCTTAACCAAGCCGCACGAAAAGCATTTCTAGCAGCTTTGTCACTCTCTGATTGTGAGATATCGCCAATTATGACGGCTTTATCGTATAAATCTAATGCTGCAAGTTGTATTTTTCGCTCTGTTCGAGCAACTTCTAAATGGTTAATCTTATCAATTTCAAGATATTCGGTGTCTTTTATCAAAACGCCACCTTCCATAACCAAATAATTGTAATTAGGGATTTCACCTTCATACAGAATTTGATCATCAGAAGTTTGAACCATACTTCCTAATGTGACTTTATTGTTACTATCTACTGTTATATATGGCATACCCACTCCTTAGCCTAAATCTGGTAAATTGATTAATTGAGGTGTTAACACGTTACCATCATTCGAATTATTAATGCCTACAAACCCACCATAACCCCAAACATACATCCTATTAGTAACAGTTATACCGACTATTACTCTGCCATAAGAATTTGTAGTAAATGAACCTAATAGTTTCAATTCTTCATCTAACGCCACTCTAACGTGGTCTAATGAGTGATTAGTAGTTCCGATGCCTAGATATCCATGATCATTCCGACCGCATCCAAAAGTAAGAGAATTCGTTCTTTTATATAGGAGTGGTACCTTATATCCTTGGACATTCGAATCAAACCCATCACTGAATACTTCTGAAACATAGGTCTGTGCAAGAGTAGGTGAGTATGTATCGTTCCTGCTACCTTGTCCTAAATGTCCTTCGTCAGCATCACCCCAAGTGTAAAGGTTCTTGAACTGGTCGATGTAGTAAAATGATACTGCCGATAGTTTACCTATTTTGAAATCAGAAAATGTAGTTTCATATACCACTTCTGGTGTGGAACGTTGCGTTTTATCACCTAGTCCTAAGTTACCTTGACTATTATTACCAGAAGATCTAACCACTCCATCACCAGAATATTCTCGAAGATGGACTATTGTGCAGATCCCGGCGGAACTATCGTTAGATCCATCATGATAAGCACCACCACCTAAAATGTTTTCGACTTCGCCTGTACCCCATAGTGGGGCTTCTGTCCAAGTGAGTCTTTCAGTTTTATCTCCAACACCAAGATTCCCTGCACCGTTCCATCCAGCAACTTTTAAAGGGAAACTCGAATCATTACTTTCAGCGAATGCGTAACCACCGTAACCACCAAAGTTCCATATACGCTTTATGTTAGTACCAAGGCTTGTTATCTTTGTAAAAACATATATAGATACTTTATCACCAAATCCTAATTCACCATTAGCATTACTACCACATCCGTATATATAGTTGTCAGTCTTTTTTATGAAGGAAGTTCTTCGGGATGCTTCATAAGACCCAACACCATTAGCAAAAACTTTAATGACATTAGTTGAAACTAAGACTGGGAACCCGATAGCATTTGTGTGCCCTACGCCGCAAACACCTCTTGCATTTCTTCCCCACGTATATAAGTTACCATTATCAAAGAGTGCGTAATTGAAATTATGTCCATCACCACCGACCTCAGATATTTTTTCACCAACTTCATCAGGAAATTGCACTTTAGTTAAAAACTCCATACTTCTAAGACTGAAAGAACCTGTGAATCCTCTTCCTGTAGCTGAATTCCAATAAGAATTATTATTACCACTTGCAGTGTAAAGTTCCCCATTGATTATCATCATTAAATTGTTGTGTTGTGATTTAGATATGTATGTGATATCTGCGCCACCCACTGCCGCCGAATTCAAATCAACATCAATAGAAACATCCTTGCTCCCATCGAATGAAGCTTCCCCTTTAGCACCACCCGTTATTTTTATTTTACGAGCCGTCGATAATTTAGAGGCACTTGATGCATTACCGTTGAACTTTTTCGCTGTAAATTCTTCTGACGAGTTACCATTTTTCTTTGCATAACGTCCATCACCTGTAGATTGAGTCATTTTACTAGCGGCTAAACTGTTGACTTGGCTCAATGCCTTGGCTGTTGGAGCTAATTCGGTCGATGTGGAAGTGACAGAGTTTGTAAGTAATACTGCGCCTCGCTCGGTCGGCGAAGCATCTTTGATTGATAAAGTACGGTTTGTTGATAAATTACCACCACCTTGTAACGCTCCGCTTGTTGTAATGGTTCTAGCACGGAATGCAGCGCTTATTTTGTTAGTGATTCCACGCCAAAACTGAGGTAATTTTACGTGCTTGCTCGCTGTGGACGTTTCATCAATATCAGCATTACTTGCCGCATTATCAATACGTTCAAAGGACGGGGTTCCGCCTAAAAATCGGGTATCAAGCACGTTGCCTTTAGTATCAATATCGGCAATTTTAGTGACATAATGTTTAAAGCCAGCACTATCAACATGATCACTTAAAACGCTTTTAGAACATTGAATGGTAAATTTTGTTTCCCATTTGCTTGTTAATTGCCCCTGAAAGCTTGCGTCTAAATAAACAGCTGTTGATTTAGATGCATTTTGAAGAATAGAATTATTTTCTAATTCGCAACGTAAACCACCTACATAGGCAATCCCTTTGGATGCTTTATATATAGAGCCTTCTTTAAAGACTTTGAATCCATTTTCTAAAAAAGAAGCAGCACCATAATGGTCTACATTTATGAGACGTTCATTTTCATCAATCCCAGATAAACGCGCAGTGAAATCAATTTGCCATGTACTGGCATCGACATGAATCCCGGTGATATTTTTAGCGTTCGTATAACTCATCATAATAGAACGCGTGATCGTATTACCATCTTGCACACCAATAATGGTTTTGCTTTTTGAAATACTCGGTAAATGTGAAATAGCGGCAATCACACCGGAGGCTTTGTTACGTAACCCGATCCAGTTGAAATCAAAATCACCTACTTCTGTATCCATGGTTAAAGAATATACAACGGCATTGCCGTTCACATACCCTTTTTGCGTAACCGCATGCACAAAAACAATGTCTGATTCTTTCGGTAGTCCTTCTTCACGGTCAATGGCTAATGTGGGGTCTTGATCAGGCACATTCGCTAAGACAAATTCGTTAAGATCAACGGGCTGTAATCGTGCTTCTTGCTGTGCTTTATATTTCTCAAAAGCAAGCGTAATAATAGTTTGTGACATAGTTAATCCTTTATACAGCACCCTGTATTTTTATTGCCATCAATAATGAGGCAGTATGTATCGTAAAGTTATTAATAAACATTGAAGCGATGGCATTGTTTAAATACAGCTAAGAGCATCAATTTAGTTGTTATGTTGTTAATAAAGACAGTAGTTAAATGCTGTTTATTAAATGTTACTGAATAAATGCAGCTTGCTAACGAATGATTTTTTTCAAACCTGACGTTACTGATGAATATAACCGACGAGCTTTGGCTGCCTTTTTTTGAGCCTGCGGTTGTTTATTTGAGAGCCACACACCATCCACCCAAGTATCCGATTCAGCGCGGGGCTCATCTAATGTCCAACCCGCTTTGATTTCACCTAAGGTTGACACTACTTCTGATTCAGTGTTGTCAGCGGTGTTGTAAATGGTTTTCCCACGGAAATCAGTAACATACTTACACTCAGTTAACGCTTCATTGACGACAACTGCAAACCCTTCCTTCTCTAGAAGTCGCTCTACTTGTATCGCATTACGTGGTGCATTCCATTTTGTGCATTTTATTTCCCCGAACACTTCATGTGTTGTTGGATCGAATGTTAAAAATTTTTGCATAATTAAACCTCTATCAAAATTGGAAAAGCTATATTACGAGGGCGAGTTTCAGTCCCACCATTTCCTTCAGTGCTCCTAGTTGTGTAGTTCCTATCTTGATTACCTTTGTTATATGACCCATCTATTACTCCATCATAAACACTAGATGTGGTAGGAACAGATGTAATCAAGTGACTGTGTGATTTGAATGTATCCACTTCCCAACTTCCAAGCTGGCGTCCAATCTCAACTCCTCGCCCTTGGTCTAACACTCTGAAAAATTCACCACGCGTATCAGGAAAATTAATCATGCCTGTTGATTTATTAACGAACTCTGGCATCGCTAACGCTACCCGCCAAAAAACTTTAGCCGGCACTGAATTACCCAACACATTTAATGTCCCCTCAGGAATAGTTTGACTCATCCATGGCCATAATGCGGTACCAGGACGAGCTGATTTATAGGGTACCCACCAAAAAGGGGCGTTGTTATTAGTCCAACCATCTTGACGGTTTGCTAACTTTGCAGGGTTTTTATTAAGACAGGTCATATTAGGACCGGCGTACATTTGCATTTGCAAAACTTCCCCCCCCACTTCAACGGTGCATACTTCCCCTGTTTTGTAGGTTCTTGTTGAATCCCATGGGGTAAATTGTGCGTGTTGTTTTTCCAATATATTGGGAGCAAAAATATTTTTCTTAAAATAAACGCCACTGAGCTTCATTAAAAAAATATTGATTAAGCTCGTGGTTTGCCCTTTAGCAACGTCATCTGCAAGTTGAAAACTCATTTGTGCAGAAGGGTTATCCGTTGCACACGTTATTCTCCCTGCGCTTCCCTCAATAGCACTGACACCATAACGATGATTAAAAGTGACGTTAGCATTACCGTAACCATCATTCGTTGTGAGTGAGGCTTTTTCTGTTTTAAGCAAATATTGAGCATGCGGATTGGCTTCATTTTTATGCCCACTCATAAATTGATTTAATGAGCGCCATAACTGCGGGAGCTTAATGTGTTTATTGGCAGTTGAACCTTGATCAACATCTGCATCACTTGCGGCATTATCCACACGTTCAAAAGCAGGTGTTCCACCTAAGTATCGTGTGTCGATAACCTCACCGTTCGCATTTATCTGTGCAATGTTAGCGACATAATGTTGCACACCATTAACATCACGGTAATCTGTAAGTTGGCTTGTTGACGCTGTAATGTTAAATACGGTGCGCCATTGACTGGTGATCGTTCCTTGCCAACTTGCATCAACATAAATAAAAGACGACGGTAGCACGCTGGCCATAACAAAATCAGCAGTTAGTGAACAACGTAAGCCCCCGACGTATCCCTGACCTTGCGTGACATGATACTGCTCTCCTACTTTAACCACGTTAAATCCCGCTGTTAAAAAAGCAGCATCACCATAGTGGTCAAGGTTAGCTAAGCGTTCGCGTTCATCGACACCAAATAAACGCGCGGTATAATCAATTTGCCAAGTACTTGCGTCAACATGGATCCCAGTTAGGCGCTGTGCATTGCTATAATTCATCATGATCGAGCGAGTCATGGCATTACCATCTTGCTCACCAATAATGGTTTTGGTTTTTACAATCGTTGGTAAATGAGAAATAGCGGCAATAACACCCGAGGCTTTATTGCGTAATCCCATCCAGTTAAATTCAAAATCGCCTACCTCAGTGCCCATGGTCAATGAATACACTACGGCACTGTCATTAACGTAACCCGTTTGCGTGACCGCATGCGTGAAGACAATCTGCGCGGCTTCTGGTAACCCTTCTTCGCGATCAATTGCGACATCAGGCTCTTGTTGAGGAATATTGGCAAAAACAAATTCATTTAATTCAATAGGCTGTGACAAAGCTTCTTGCTGTGCTTTGTACTGCTCAAATGCTAAGGTAATAATACTTTGTGACATGTTTAATCCTCTAATACAGCAACGCTGCAGTTTTGCTGCCAGTCAATCGCTGACACAGTACGTAATAAACTAACTTCATGCGTGACTTGAAATTCATAACGGCGACATGTACGTCCGTATTGTCGAATGATTGCAGCCAATAAATCGTTATTAACAGAAAGTTGTTCATCGTCTAATTTAAATGAAACAATATCCCAATTTCGTCCGTCTAAACGTTCATTAACGATGACAGAGCCAACACCTAAACGTTTAAAAATTTCAATGAACCCCACCACATCACCGGAGTTTTTGGCATTAACTAATGCATATTTAACACGCTTTCTAAACAGTGCTAATGGTTCATTAGCAAAGCGTTTAATGTCTCTGTCCCACGCCATAATATCCAAGAGGGTTTCACTACATTCCAAGGCATCGGCTTGCTGTGTAGGCAATAACAAATAGTCTTTTAAGGTATTGAAAAAGTGTGAGACACCTTGTGATAGCAAAAAAGGCTCTTTAGGCTTTCCAGGGTGCTTAATAATTGTTTTACCATCTTGCCACCAAGGCACGACGCTCTTTGGTAGCTTAGGCTCTTGATTATTACTCACTGAAAACCTCCTTCACCGATAAACTGCCAATACGAGGTTGTACTAAGGTGCTCACAATATCTTCTTGAATTTCATTATTAACACTTATTTTTACTGATTTGATCACGTCAATATTTTGATGCAATTCAGTACACAATAATGAAATACTAAAACGAGAAAATGGTTTAGCACGGGTCATATCAGCAAAGGCTTCCGTTTCACGAAATGCCGCGCGGATACGATCTTCTACTTCAGTTAACGCCAAGGTTTGTTTAGTCGCATTGGTATTTTCATTAAAAATAACGTCTGTATTTAACTTATACATTGCATCGGGCATCGCAAGACAAGTTAACTTGTCTCCATGTCCATGAAAGCCCCCCTCCATAATATGCCTATTAAGTGAAGTTAATACATTGGTTGGTGTTGGCCCCACTTCCATCACGATATAAGCATTGGCGGTACCAGGCTCTACATCGCCAGTGTTAATAAAGAAAATATTGTCACTGCGAATACCTGCAACGTCAGCAATAATAGAACGATATGTATCATCAATATGCCAGCTCCCTGCGGCATTAAATGTATTTTGTAAACGTAAAGCCAGCTCTTCATCGGTTTCCGCATTGGCGCCTAAGGTCGTGATCCAATTAGTGGCATTAACCGCTTCATCAATCCCCGGTAATTCTTTAGGTAAAATATTGTAATAACCAGCGGCTAAGTTATAAGCAAGTCCGGGCTCCATGGCTTCCATTAATACTTCGCCAGTATCAAGCCCAGCCTCAAGAACGGTCTCTTGTAGCGCTTTTAATTGATAGGTAACACCATCAATGGGTAAGGTTTGTATGATCGCCCCCGCTTCAATCGTGACGGCATCATTACGATTTTTTTTCTTAAAAGTGATCAAACCTTGGGTTTTCACCGCTTCTTTCACTACCACATTTAGTTCCCATGCTTTGAGCTCAAGCGCCCAACGCTGTGCCGTTGCCACAAACATATTGGGCATAATATATTGCACCATCAGGACATTAATTAACCAATTGACTGGTTTGATCACTGCCGCTCTTATCCAGCTCCAAAAAGGCGACATCACAGAGTCATTGGCTAACAAGCTACCAGCAGCATCGACTTCTTTTTGTAATAACTTTTCTAAGTCTTCTTCTGTGATTGGCACTTCAGATTCTTTGATAATAGAAGAGAAGTTAATGGTTGGTCGTTTGTTCATATTGTTACCTCTATATTACCCGTTGAGCCGTATTCATAAGTGTCTGCCGTCAACATAATCTCGCCAATGCTTACTTCCGTGACGATCGCTGACCCTGGAATGATGCGTACATCAGATTCAATTAATTGTTCCATTTGGATCAGTGCATCTTCTCGTCGTGTTGGGCTACGCTCTGCAACTAACCCAACCAACAATCCACTTTCCATCATTGCGTGTTTAATATCCTGAGCAATGCTGTATAAACCATCGCAGATAGTGGGCTGTTGACCGGCATCGATCTCCCACCCTCCATCGACGACTTTAATATCGACATACTGTTGATTATCCGGCATTTAATTCTTCCCATTGCGCTAACATATCGGGTGTAAACGGTTGTTGCGCGTTGATTGTAATATCCCCATAAGTGCGGTTATTACTTGATTGTTGTTTATTATTGGTGGTTGCGTTCTGTACCATGTTGGCTGGCAACTTAGTTTGGTTTTGTGGTTGTTTATACGAGATAACATTCGATGACAGTGGTTGGGTTGTCGTTTTGTTATGTTGACTTGCAGCTGCAATGCCTTGGTGGTCTACCTTCGTATTAAAATCTGATAATTCAGTAACCTTGCTAAATTTAGGCGTCACTTTCAGGGTTTGATGAGCGGCTTTGAGTTCTGGCGCATCTTCCATCTCTGAATCGACATCGATATTAATACCCGGGATCATGTTTAATTTATCAATAACCCAATCGATGGTATCGCCCAAAAACTTAAATGCAGCACTATCTAAAAATGTAGCTTTAATTTCATCCCAATAATAGATGGCCGCTACAATCGCTGAGATTAAACCTACGATAGCAACAACAACCCACACCATCGGGTTAACCGCTAAAGCCGCATTAAATAACCAAGTCGCAGCAGTCATTAACATTGTTTGATTACGTAAAAAAGAAAAAGCAGCACTTAGCCCATTCATTGCAATTTGGCCAGCAAGCAATGCGGTATTAGCAACAAAGTTAGCAGCAGTAAACAACCATGTTGCCCCGGTTGATAATAATGTTTTAATACGCAACTTTCCGAACAGCCAACTCAAGCCTTGCATCGTTAAATTCCAGCCTGCGACTAAATTAGTAGCAAAACCAACAGCCGCAGACCATAGAGGAACTACATTTGCAAAATACGTCACAGCAAGCGCTGCTGCCGTAATTATCTTCCCTAGTATTGGAAATTTATTTATCCAGTTTGTCACTGTAGAAAGGCCGTCAATCATTCCATTAGAAAGAGATGTAACAATAGGAACAATAGAAGAAAAAACAGAAGCATTTAGGCTATACCATGCGGCTTGTAAACGCTTCCAAGGCTCTGCCATTTTTGAAGCGGCAGCTTCGGCATTTTTCATACCATCAACTTCACCTAAGGTCTTAATCGCTTTATCAAGCTTCCCTGTATCTTTAATTAATAAAGTGATCATTTTAGCGGCTTGTGTTGAACCAAAGGCTTTACTTAA